GAGTGTTACACTTGTATTTATAACGAGTGCAGGTATATTCGGTTTTTTATCTAATGCATATCAAGGTGCAACAATTGAATTTGAAAAACAAACTACAGTATTACTTTATAAAGAAGATAGATTAAAACAATTAGAAGAAGATAAAGTATATCTTAAAGATGAATTAGAACAATCACTATCATCCTTACCGGACAATTACCCTACAGCAAAAAGAAAACTTCGTGAAGAATATAATCCAAAAGTATTAGCAATAAATGATAAAATTTTAAATATTAAACAAGATATAGGTGATTTAAAAACATCTCTTGTTGAAACTGGAGTTGATGTAGGTCCTGCTATTTATCTTGCAAGAGTGTTTGGAACAGATATAGATACCGTAGTTAAGTTTTTTATCTTTATTCTTATCTTTGTATTTGACCCTATGGCTGTAAGTTTAGTTTTAGCGTATAATAAAATACTTGAAGAAAAAAATAAAGAGGATAAAAAAAATGTAGTTTTGGAGAAACCGAAAGATATTTACATTAAGAGGAATGTTTCTACAAGGAAAGTAAAAGAAAAAAAAATTGAAGATTCCATTAAAAAAAATTCAAATAATGAATCAGGTGAGTTACCACGTGGTGCAAGACCTGGTAAATAAGAATTCACATACCCAAGACAGGCAGTTGACGCACCTGTAGAAAAATGCGTCTTAATAATAAACAAAAACGAGGAGACGTTTTATGAATAAACGTAATCTATTCTCATTAGTGGCAACTATACTTATGCCAATATTTCTTTTCGGACAGGAAGTAGTAACGGAAGAAAAGGTAAGTACAAGTGTAAGTGGTGTAGTTACTGATGAGTCAGGTAATCCTTTAATTGGAGCTAATATACTTGTAGAAGGAACTGATTTAGGTGCCGCTTCTTCGGAAGAAGGTACTTATTATATTACAATCGACGCAGGTTCTTATACACTTACAGCTTCTGTTATCGGATACGAATCATCTACTAAATCTATTGATGTTAGTGATGATGTTAAACTCGACTTTAGTTTAGCGGTTTCCGCAGTTGAGTTATCTGCATTGGAAGTTTTAGCTTCTCGTGCTGATGAAAAAACACCCGTTGCTTACACTAATGTAGGAAAAGAAGAAATGGAATTTCGTCTTGGTTCACAAGATATTCCAATGGCTTTGAATACTACACCAAGTGTTTATGCAACACAACAAGGTGGTGGTGCGGGTGATGCTCGTATCAATGTTCGTGGGTTTAACCAACGAAATGTGGCAGTAATGATAAATGGTGTTCCCCAAAATGATATGGAGAACGGATGGGTCTATTGGTCTAATTGGGATGGAGTTGCAGATGCAGCTCAATCAATTCAGATGCAAAGAGGTCTATCAGCCGTTAATTTAGCTGCCCCTTCCATTGGTGGAACTATGAATATCATAACAGACCCTGCTTCCTATGAAAAAGGTGGTAAGGTTAAACAAGAAGTAGGTGCAGGTAACTTTCTAAAATCTACTGTTAATTATAATACTGGTCTTATAAATGACAAGATGGCATTTAGTACTACTATTGTAAGAAAAACAGGTGACGGTGTAATTGATAAAGCATGGACAGATGCATGGGCTTACTACTTTGGTAGTTCTTATCAAATGAACGATGCACATCGTTTTGAGTTGTATGCAATAGGTGCTCCACAACGTCATGGTCAAAATCTATATAAACAAAACATCGGTGCGTATGATTCTTCATTCGCAGCAAGTGTAGATGGATATGATACTGAAGCTCTAGGTGGTAAGTTTGTAGATGTTGGTCGATTCTTTAATCAGAATTGGTCACCAGTTGACCCATCATATACAGGTAAACAATACTGGTATATGTATGGTGCAAATACAGTAGATAGATATAGTCCTAATTTTTTGAATGAACGTGAAAACTTTTTTCATAAACCATTAGTAAATCTAAATCATTTCTGGAAAATTAATGAAGAAATGAGATTAAGTACAGTCGCGTATTGGAGCGGTGGTTCAGGTGGCGGAACTGGAACATACGGTAAGATACCGACATTAGATGCTGATGGTAATTTAGGTGACGATGACTATAAATTCTATTATGGTCGTAGTCCTTGGACACGTGATTGGAATGCACTAATTGCTATGAACTCAGGAGACTCTGATACAGTATATGTAGATAAGAGAGCTCTTACAAGAACTCACGGTGATGGTAATAATCAATCAGTTGGTATTCTTCGTAACAGTATCAATCGTCAAAATACTTACGGTGTAATTTCAAAACTTAATTATGATGTTAGTGATGAGCTAGTATTACAATTTGGTGTAGATTGGAGAACTGCTGGTATTGAACACGCACGTGAAGTTCGTGATTTGATGGGTGGTGATTACTATATGGATTATGCTGATGATAATTATGCAGACGGTAAAAGAGTTGAGTTAGGTGATATAATTGCTTATCATAACTCAACCACAGTTGATTGGTTAGGTGGATTTGTACAAGGTAATTACACTAAAGATAAGTTAAACTTATTTGGTATGGGTGGATTAACGAGTATAAAATACTCTTACCAAGACCATTTTACAGTAGCTAATGAAGTAATTAAATCTGACGCGATTATTACTTCTCAGTTCAAAGGTGGAGCATACTATGACATAGATGATAACGTTAGTCTTTTTGGTAATGTTGGATATGTTGAGAAACCACCAATTATGGATAATGTAATTTACTATGATGGTACAGTTGCTTCTGATCCTTCTAATGAGAAATTCGTTAGTACAGAAGCTGGTGTTAATTTCAAATCTGAAAACTTTGCTGTTAAAGCAAATGTATACAATACAGATTGGAAAGACAGAAACCTTACTAAATCTGTAACAAGTGGACAAGGTTCAAGTGGTGATACTGATGTTATATTCCTAAGTGGAATAGATCAGAAACACCAAGGACTTGAAATAGAAGCTTCTTCTCAAATACATCCTATGTTGAAAGTAGATGCGACATTAAGTCTTGGAACTTGGAAGTTTGCAGGTGATGCAAGTGGTAACTATCAAGAAGATGAGTTTAATGAAGAAGGTCAAGTAATTGGTCAGACAACTACACCTTATGATTATGCACTTGATGGTTTGTATGTAGGTGATCAACCACAGACAGCTTATATCTTGGGTGCTACTTTAACACCAATGAAAGGTCTTAAATTATCAGGTTTGTATAAGATGTATGATAAGAACTATTCAGATTGGAGTCCAAACGCTCGTGAATATGATGGTTCAGATGAAGATGCTGATAGAGAACAAGTGTGGATGGCACCAGGATACTCTGCTTTGGATCTTCATGCTACATATGATTTACCTTCTATGGGTGAATATAACGTACAAGCGTTTGTTCACGTATTTAATGCATTAGATGCAGTATTTATACAAGATGCAGTAGATCATAGTCAATACAATAGCTACGGGGATAAAGTTCACGCAGCTCACAACGCAGAAGTATTTCTTGGAACTCCAAGATACTTTAACGCTGGTATTAGTGTGTACTTCTAAAAGTATAGACATTAGGGGGTTGGGAAACTGGCCCCCTTTATTATTAATAAAAAAAAATAAAAAATAGCTTGACCTGTAAGCTATTTTTTCGTATATTACTATATGAATAAAAATACAATTATATTTGATTTAGATGGTACATTAGCTATCATCGATAAAAGACGTATCAAAGCCGGTAAAACAGTTGAAGGTAAAGTTACTAATAAAATGAATTGGAATACATTCTTTGACCCTGAAAATATTAGTTTAGATGAACCAAACGAACCAGTAATTAAAATGGCTCAAATGTTTCATAAAGAAGGTTTTAAGATTGTAATCTTTAGTGGTAGAAACGATAGAAGTTTTCATACTACTGTTGAATGGTTGAAGATTCACGATGTACCTCACGACCTCTTGGTAATGAGACCTGACAAGTTTAAAGATAAATCGTGGCCAATCGCCGACGGTAATCCTGCCACTCCTGAAATGAGATTTATGCCTGATGAAATTTTAAAGAAAAAAATGTTAGATATCTTTGTTGATATTAATGATGTTTTTCTGGTCGTAGATGACAGAGATAAAGTTGTTAAGATGTGGAGAGATTTAGAGTTAAATACTTTTCAAGTAGCACCAGGAGATTTTTAGTTTGACAAGAATTAATATTGTTAATCCATCTGAATTAACAGACCAACATTTAATTGCAGAATATCGTGAGATATTTATGGTAGGTTCATCTTTACAGAGAAGTCTAAAATCGAAGAATTGGAATCCAAAGAGTATTCCAAAAAAATATACATTAAATACTGGTCATGTAAAGTTCTTTTATAATAAAGGTAAATACTTATCCAAACGATATGATGAGTTACGAACTGAAATGAAAGCTCGTGGAATGAATCCAGATAGTACAAGAGTATTCAAACGAGAACAATGGCCTGACGAGTTGTATAATGATTGGCAACCTACCATTGAGGACTTGGAGCTTATACGAGAACGTATTGCTAAACGAATAGCTCAGAAACCTAATTGGTATAGAAAAACAAATTATTTGCAAATAATTGCAGAAAAAGCTTGTGCCGTATGCGTTTTTTATGTTATATTATAGTATAAGAAAAAGGGAAAAAATTAAAGTTATGAAATCAAAATTAAATGGTTATTGGGTTAATAAAAAAAGTGGTACTATCCATAGTGTTTTTACTGATACTGATACTTTCGGTAAACTAAAACTAATAAACTCTACTTTGAATCTAAGATATGAAAGAAATTATTTTATTAAATATGATAACATTGATAGGTTCTTAAAGAACTATGAGTTTATTTGCAATAAAGATGTAGATAATGATTTCTTTGTTAATGTACTTGCTAATAAGAAACTAAAATCAGATTTTAGTTATGGGTTTATTTCTAAAGAAGAATTTTTTAATAAAGTAAAAGGTTACTAATATGAGTTTAAAATTTATTAATGGAATCACACCAAAGGTAGTCAAAAACGACTTTGATTCAGCTTTGGATAATCTATTAGAGAATATACGTAAAGACTATTTTAAATGGAGTGGTGGTAAGGGTTCAGACTCTTGGAACAACAACCACTTATCATTAAAATCAGGTAGTAAATTTATAAAGGTTATAAGTGGTACTTCAGTTTGGGGATTTGTTGCTAAAAAAAGTGGTTTTCATAAAGGTATTCCATTTAAAACTGGAGATGTATTTAAAGCGGCTAGTTGGAGTTCACCAGCTAAACACGTGAGAGGTTCTATATTTTCAGATAGTACTAATTGGTTTGAATGGACAGGTCCTAATTATTTATAATGAAACCAAGTTATCCAAAACCACGTAGTGGAGCTACAAGAAAACGATTAAGTCAATCAGAGTATTATAAGTTGTATCCTAAAGCTAAAAAAAGTGTTCAAAATAAAGTCAAAAAGAATCAAGAACAAGTTGATTATAATAAAAAGACTTATAATAAAGAATACAAAGAATTAAAGTTTCTTGTTGAAACAAAAAAAGCAGATGACTTTACAATTAATATGTATGTTGCTATTATTGGTGGTCGTAAGATAACACCAAAAATGTTAAACGCTATTCATAGGATAATGAAGAGAACTTCTCCAGATGAACTTGAGAAAAGACGAATAGAAACTGGAAGACTATTATCCAAGTTAAGTTTAGTTAAAGAAGAGTTATATAAATGTAAGTATGATTCATATTATGAATCTCGTTCAGAAGACTTCTTAGATTCTATTGAGAAACAAATTCGTGATAGAGGTACTCTTTCATCAAAACAAAAATTAGCTCTTAATAAGATGTATAAAAGATTTAAAAAAAAGGTTATAAATAATGACAAAACAAAGACTTCTTGAAGAATTAACTAATGTTGAAAATCAACTAAATTCTAATCAAATAGAAAATGCTAAATCAGATTTAAATTGGTTGATTCATAATTTAGAACTTAATTTAGAAGTAGACAATAGTAATTTAAATAAATAGGTGTTATATGAAAGCAATTAAAAAAACGAAAGAACTTTTAATGGGTTTAATTTTAGTAGCAATGTTATATGTATTGATTATTATGATGTTTATACTTGATGGTACACCGTTTCATAATTAATATTTATGATTACAATTAAAGGTAAAATGAATCCAACTGTTATTAAAACTAACGGTGGAAATTATGCAGTAAGTGGTTCCAATTGGGTATCTGTACCTGATGGAACTACAATGAAAGATTTAAATTGGATAGATACTTCACCAAAAATAAAAAGAACTAAACTACAAAAATGGGAAGTTAAATCACCAAGTAAATCAAGACCTGGTAAATTTAATACTTATTTAGTGAAGTTCGATGGTACTTATAGTTGTACTTGTTTGGGTTATACTTATAGAAGGAAGTGTAGGCATATTACAAAAATTAGTGAATCATTTCGACCGAGTAGAGGCCGTGCTGGTGCCGGAGTGGTTTAACGGGGTGGATTGCAAATCCATTATTCGCAGGTTCGAATCCTGTCCAGCACTCAAAAAATTAAATAAAGGAATATTATGAGAGCTTTAGAATGTAAAAAATGTGGTCGTTGGGTAGATAACGTTGGTGAGAATGCCAAAACTGTCACGTGTTCATATTGTACTATGATGTTGGTAGGAATGCCAGAAGAACCCAAGTCAACTTATAAACCTACAGGTCGTCCAGCTGGATGGCATTGGATGGTAGAGTTTGTAGATAAAGATGGAAATGTATTTCATAGAGGTAAAGAACAACCTAAATTAAAAGGTACATTAAAACCTACTAAGGTGAAACCACCAAAGAAAAAAACTAAACGTAGGTCAAAAGAACAGATACTCATTGACCGACACAATGAGAAAAAGGCGGCTCTAAAGAAAGCTGTAAAGAAACAAAAAGATTTTTTAAACCATCAATTTGGTAAATGATGTTTGAATCAGTAATACATTTTATCAAACACTTTTTAGGATTGTGTGGAGAATCACATCCAAGTGTTTTAGTTAGTGGTTTTGGATTTTTTACAATAGTCGCTATGTACATTAGTGATATAATAAGTTACATAAAGGATAAGATAAATGTCTAAAAAGAAAAAAGTTCCATTTCATATTAAAAATAATATGAAACAATTTAAATTACCAAACGGTGTTAAATTTTGGGCAAGAGATAATGAAGATGCTTTACTATACGCCAAGAAAGTTGGTGGTGGTCATGCTGATTTAGGAACTGATGGGAAATACTTTCACGAAAAAGGAGTTGAGTATTAATGGGCTACAATGATGATTTAGTTAAAAAAAGAGATGGTTCTTATATACTAAAACATAAGACTAAAAAAGCTAAAGAAGGTGATTGTGTTGAATGTGGTCAAAATTCTAAGAATAGACCTTTGGGTGGATTGTATAGATATAACACAGAAGATATGGTGTCGGTTAGAGAATATATTGAAAACCATCTAAGAACGTATTCTAGACATAAATCTATAAAACCTATTTGGTGTAATAAATGTCAGGCGTTAATTATTTATACAATTATGTTAGATACTAAACAGAATTATTTATAATATGACAAAGTTACAAAGAGATAAAGTAACAAGTGTTATAGTTTTATTATTAATAGTATTTGTTTCACTATGGTTTAGTCGTTGTTCAACTTCAGTACCTCCTCCTCCATCAGATTATATTGATGATACAGATACAACAAATTTTGTTTATATAAAATATATTCCAGATTGGTATGTTGTACCAGATAAGTTAGATGATGTATTAATATTACCTATACATTTTATCGATGAAATAGATATGAAATATTTTGCATAATGAATAAAATAATTAATTGTTTTAAAGAAGAAAATCCAGTTATAAATAAAAAACTGAGAAAGGTTACAATAGATGAAGGATTACATATTGCGAAAGACTTATTTAATATCCTCGCTGAGAGGAAGGACGGAATTGGTCTTGCGGCTAACCAAGTTGGGATTGATGCTAGTGTTGCTGTGGTTAATGTTAGAGAACCACTTATTTTAATCAACCCTGTTATAAAAGAACAATGGGAAGAGATAGATTATTATGAAGGGTGTTTATCGTGGCCTAAAAAAGGTGTTAATACTAAACGATATAAAAATATAGTAATACATACAGAACAAGAAGAATGTGATTGGTACTTTAGTGGAGAATCAACACGTGGTAAAGGTAGTTGGGAAGATGATAACGATGACAACTCAGATTTAAAATTATTAGAAACAGTTTGTGTTCAACACGAAATAGATCATTTGAATGGTATAAGTTGTATTGATAAAGCTATAGATACTACTATTAGAAGAACTGAAAAGAAGTGGGGAAGAAATGAAATAGTTGGTATTACAGATGGTGAAACTTATAAAGAAATTAAATATAAGAAAGCAAAACCACTCATAGATAGTGGTAAATGGGAAATTTATATAGGAGGACCTATAACATAATGTTTACAGAAAAACAAAAAAAAATGATTGAAACTCATAAAGAACATATGTATAATATGAGATTCTTCGGTCTTAAATGGCAAGCAACACATCAAAGACGTTGGAAAAATAATTCTCCGTGTTGGGAAGGTAAATGTGAGTGTGAGAAGGTAAAAGAATAATGAAAGACTTTTTTATAGATGAAGAATCAAACTTTTTTTTATTACTTTTATTTTGGATTATGTGTCCGTTTATAATAACTTTTGGATGTTTATTATTACTTATTGTAGGATTAGTATTTTGGTTTATCTTAGTAAGTCTTTGGACATTTGAACAGATTTTATGTGTTGGAAAAGTTTGTTATCGTACACTAAAGAATAATATTTATTAAATTAATGGAGATTATATAATGGATTTAGAAACATTATTACATAAATTAGAAGAAGCAATTGAATTAGAAGATTGGAATTCAGTACAAGAAGTAGCTGATTCAATTAGAGAGAAGATTGATAATCCTTTCAATGAATACGATGAAGAAGATTGGTAAATATGGGGCTGACTTGGTAATCGACAGGTGTTATTTGACAATAGAGTGCAACAGAGTATGAGTAAACTCTTAAATAAGACTCAACAAAACCTAAATGGCGATAATTCGCTAGACGGGTTGGTAATTGACTGGCATTTAGCTGGTGCTGAAATGGGATTCGACAACTATGTTGAAGAATCTGTTTCTGATTCCCAACCAACTTACGCATACACTGCATAAGTTACTGAGTTGTCTAACACTCGGTCATAAAATAAGTTAGACGAACTCTCTTTAGTTAGGATAGAAGTTAGAGATTAAAGAAACTACCAGTTGATAACTCTGAGTAAAGTTGTTAGTGGTTTTGCAGGTAAATAATGAACTACTATAATAATAAAACCTGACTAAGTTGTGAATGACTCATTGAAGAAGACAGACTGGACGGGGGTTCGAATCCCCCCAGCTCCACAAAAAAATATGTTTTTAGAGAGTAACTAAATATTTATATTAAAGGATAAAATAATATGGATTATAATAAACAAATGATAACTTTGTGTATAGTATTAATTACATATGCTAATGGTATTATATCAACAAAATTCTTAAATGATAAAAACATTCAACTACAATCTTTTGTTGATAAGAATAAAAGATTACAAGAAAAGTTGGATGACTATAAAACAAAGGAAACAAATGTTACTGTTACTATGTATCAACCTGTTCGTTATCAAACTGATTCTACACCGAACATTCTCGCAGATGGAACGCGTATTAAGACCGAACAAGCGTCTAATTATAAATTTATAGCGGTAAGTAGAAATCTTTTGAAACGATGGGGTGGGTGGTTAGAATTTGGTGATGTTGTTATTCTTATAGGTACAGATCATAAAGATGGTATTTATCAAGTTAGAGATACTATGAATGCAAGATTTGTAAATTATATTGATATATTAGAATCTCCTGGAGTTAAACCTTATAAGTTTAATAAAGCTAAAATAATTAAAACAGATATATTAGATATATTAACGGAAAATAATAGTTGACAAATGGCAAAAAATGTTGTATATTAAGTACAACAAAATATAAAAGGTTTTTAAAATATGCACAGAAGTTATAAACGATTCATAGGATATAGTACAGCGTTTAGACAATGGAAAGCTGATTCTCATTGTAGTTTAATTCATGGATATGCACTTTGTTTTAAAGTGTGGTTTGAGGGTGAACTTGATGATAAAGGTTGGGTAATTGATTTTGGATGCTTTAAACGTAATGGTGTTAAAGAATGGTTGAAACATATGTTTGACCATACAACTTGTATAGCAGCTGACGATCCAGAACTTGAAATGTTTGAGGAATTGGATAAACGTAATATAGTAGATTTAAGAGTTTTGGAAAATGGTGTAGGTTGTGAAAAGTTCGCTGAATTAGTCGCTTTGTATTTACAAGATATTGTTGATAAAGAAACAGAAGGTAGAGTTTCTATTTCTAAAGTACAATGTTGGGAACATGAAGATAATATGGCGGAATATGTCCGATAGAATTCTTCCTATAAATGAAATGTATACTTGTTTACAAGGTGAAGGTAAGTTAACAGGAATACCACATATATTAATTAGAGTATCTGGTTGTAGACTAAGATGTCAATTTGCTAATTCATTTTGTGATACACCATATAGTTCGTGGAGTCCAGAAAAAGGTAAATATAGTTATGAATCCATTCGTGAATTTTATAGTAAACATAAAGGTATAAAACATACTATGATTACAGGTGGTGGACCTACGTTACATTCAGATATGCTAATTGCTTTATGTGAATTAGTGAAAGAATTTAATCATTATATAACAATAGAAACTGAAGGTAGTGAGTATGTTGAAACTAAAGGTGATTTAATTTCATTATCACCTAAACTAACTAATTCAACTCCAAGACCTGGAACTTGGATGCCATATCTTAATAGAGAAGTTACTGAGGCTGATAAAAAGAAACACGAGAAGTGGCGTTGTAATTATGATGCTATGAAATCATTAATAACTTATCATCCAGATTATCAAATGAAACCTGTTATATCAAGTGAAAAAGATTTAGAAGAAGTAAAATATTTACAAGAAATATTAGATGTACCTAATGATAAGGTATATTTAATGCCTGAAGGATTAGAACCTAAACAATTAAATGAAAGACGAAGATGGTTGATGGACTTGTGTGTTCGTGAAGGTTATAATTTTACAGATAGATTACATATAATAGCTTATGGAGATATACGTGGAGTATGATTGGATAGGTTGGATAGGAACTGTAATGATTATATTTGGTTACTATTTCAACGCTAAAAAAATAAAAAATTGTTTTATAATTTGGGGATTAGGTAATGTTACATTCTTAATATATGCTTATTTAATAGATGCACCACCTCAAATAGCAATAAGTGCATTTGTAATTGGTATGAATGTATACGGTTACAGACAATGGAGTTTAGATGAATAAAGAAGCAGTATTAAGTATTAGTGGTGGATTAGATTCTACTTCACTACTAATTCATTTATTAGATAAAGGTTATGATAAAATACACGCTATTAGTTTTTATTATGGTCAAAAAAACGAATTAGAATTAAAAAAATTAGAGTTAAATTTAAAATATCTAAAATCTTATAAGTTTGATATAAATCATACGTATATGAATTTATCAAGCTTTATGAGTAAGTTTAACTCTTCTTTGACAAGTAAAGGTATTTACGTACCTACCGGTAAAACAGATGAAAGTAAAATGAAATCAAACTTTGTACCAAATAGAAACGCTATATTTTCAAGTTTGATTTATGGTTATGCAGTATCGTTAGTAAAAGAAAAAGATGTTTATATAGACATAGGATTAGGTGTACACGATGGTTCTCACACAATACCACCTGATTGTACACGTATATTTTTTGAAAAATTAGAAAGTGCTTTTAAAGAAGGCAATGTTGAGTCAGATAAAATAAATTATTATTTACCATATGTTGACGGTTATAAACATTTGATAGTTGAAGACGCAATTAAATGTTGTGATAATTTAGAATTAGATTCAGAAACAATATTTAGAAATACTTTATCGTGTTATCATCCTAATAGTACAGGAATATCTTGTGGTGAATGTGGAGCTTGTAACGATAGAATATTAGCATTTAAAACATTAAAAGTAAAGGACTCAATAAAATATGAGTAAATTAAAACATGCTAATGGTAATAATCCTTTAGATGAACAACAAAAATTAAATATGATTAAAGAAGCGTCTAAACATTATGGTCGTTATATGACAGCTCTTGGATTTGATTGGGAGAATGATCCTAATTCATCAGATACACCTATGAGAGTAACCAAAGCTTTTGTAAATGATTTAGCAGATGGTGTTTATAATGGACCACCAAAGATTACAGCATTTGATAATGTTGACGGTTATGACGGTATAGTATTTCAAGGAAATATTAAATTACATTCTTTGTGTTCACATCATCACTTACCATTTATAGGTAACGCTCATGTAGCGTATCTTCCGACACCAGAAGGTAAAGTTATTGGACTCAGTAAACTAAATCGTATAGTTGAGTTTTATGCTAGAAGACCTCAAGTACAAGAAAATTTAACAATGCAGATTCATGAACACATAAATAAAGAATGTAGTAAAAATATTGGTGTTGCAGTAATGATTGAAGCTAATCATATGTGTGCATGTGTACGTGGTGTTAAACACGACGCTACTATGAAAACTGCTAAGTTAAGTGATACGTTTAAAAACGTAGATAGAGTTAGAGATGAATTTTATAATTTTATAAGGGATTTAAAATGAAAGATTTTATAAGTTGGCAAGTAGTTGATGAGTGTGTAACTGAAATTGCATTTCATCTAAAAGATACAGGTAAAGATTTTGTAGGTGTGTTTGGAATACCAAGAGGTGGTGTGATATTAGCTGTAATGTTAAGTCATAAGTTAGACATACCATATATAACAGAATTTTGGAGAGTTGGTGATGGTGATATTGTAGTAATTGATGACATAGCAGATACAGGTAAAACACTTCAATGGTATAAAAAACAACCTGAAACTAAAGATGCACATTATGTTACAATTCACGAACACGAACAAAGTATAGTTAAACCTGATTATTCAGTTTTATATAAGCAAGATAAATGGATTGTTTATCCTTGGGAAGTAGAAGAGTCAGAAGAAGTACAGGATTATTTAAGATGAGTAAGTTTATATATTTTCCATCATTTTCGGCTGGTGCAATGGGGAGTTCATTAGCTAAAAATGTTAAATTAAAAAATGGTCTATCTATTAGATTTTATAGTGAAGAATTTCCTGAGAAGTATAGACATACAGATATATTAATAACAGCAGGACATCATTTTAAAAAAGATGATTATAAAAACGATTTAGGATTAACAGATAAAAATCTTGTAATGGGAGATTCAGGTGGTTATCAGATTGCGTCAGGTGCTATCAAATGGGATATGTCTATTCGAGAAAGAATTTTTAAATGGTTAGAACGTAATTCTGATATTGCTATGAATTTAGATATTCCACCTAAAATAAAATATGAAGGTATGTATGAAGAGTGTTTAAAAATTAGTAAAGATAACTTTAAATATTTTGCAGATAATCAATCAGGTAATACTGATTTCTTAAATGTTGTACAAGGTACAAATGACCTTGAATATATAAATTGGTATAATCAAATGAAAGAGTTTCCATTTCAAGGATGGGCTGTAGGTGGTGGAGGTAGAAGTGTATTCGCGTTTATGTCAGGTGTAATGTCGTTATTAAATGGTAAAGAACATTTAAAAGATACAAATAAATATTTTCATATTTTAGGTATATCTAAGATTTCAGATTTCTTAATGTTAAATCAATTACAGAAATCTTTAAATGAAGTAGGTTCTAATATAGTTGTTACAACTGATAGTTCTTCACCTGATAGAGCAGTTGTATTTGGTTCATATTATTTGAATTATAATTTTAAGAAAGCAACCTTTCAATCAATTAATGTACCCAAGTATGATGACACTTTTAAGGATCAAATATTTAAATATTTACCCGTGTCTACAGAGTTTGATAAGGAGTATTTAAGAGAAGCTTTAACTTGGGATGATACTGTAGAGTGGAAAGGTCAATGTACTATGGCTATAAGATTACATAATTTTATGCTTTTTAAAGAAGCTATTGAGAAAGCTGAATATTATGTTCATAGTCATGATTATATTTTAAAACAGATTTTATCTACTGATATGAGTGAACTTTTAATGTCTTTAGATAAAATGGTTAAAAGTGATGATCCAAGAAAAGTATTTGAAAAGTATACACCATTATATAAGAAGTTAAGTAATACTAAAATAGAACCTAGTATTAATAATAATCATAAGTTTTTTTAAGGAGATAAAATGAAACTTACAGCAGAACAATTACAAGAGAATTGGGATAAACTGATTGATATTGTAGAAACTACATTCGAAGGAGAACGTAAAGAAAAATTACTTGAAATGTATGAACTCTTTAAGGATAGAGCAATGTTTGCTCCTGCAAGTGGAGTTGTATATTATCACAACGCATTTCCTGGAGGTTATGTACTTCACGTTTTAAATATAACTAAATTTGCATTAAAGTTATATGAGTTATATAAAGAATTAGGATTACATACTGTAGAGTATAATGAAGAAAATATAACATTTTGTACATTACATCACGATTTAGGTAAACTTGGAAACTTAGAGTATGATTATTATATACCTAATGAATCAGAATGGCATAGAATAAATCAAGGTAAGATGTATGATTATGATAATAGATTACATTACATGACAGTAACAGATAGAGCAGTTTGGTTGTTAAATCAGTTTAATGTTAAAATGACTGAAGTAGAATATTTAGCTTTAAGATTGACTGACGGTATGTATGAAAAAGCTAATAAAGATTATTATATGGGTTATGGAGAATCAAAAAACTTGAAAACTAATTTACCTTATTTATTACACACAGCAGATATGTTAGCTACAAGATGGGAAAAAGAACAGTATATGTTTAGTAAAGATTCTGATATAAATTATTCAGAAGTCTTAAATCCTGAATTAAAAGAAGAACGTGAAGAACAAGAACAAGAATCAGTTGAAAATATTAAAGAATCAATAACAAAAAATAAAACACCTGATATCTTGTCAGATAAATCAAAAGATTTATTCGATGAGTTGTTTGGAGATAAATAATGATAACAGAAGTAATATTAGGATTACTTATCCTTACAGAAGGATATGTAATTTGGAACTTAATGAGAAAAACAGAATTACTTGAAACTTGGGTAGAAAATTTTACTCAAACAATAGAAACAGTTCAAGATGATTTAAAAGAAATAGATTCTACTGGTCATTTTGAATCCGATGATGAAGTTGGAGCAATTTTTAATCAAATAAAAGAAACAGTAAAACAGTTAGAAAGTTATAGAGGAGAAGAAAATAATGAGTACTAGTACAACATCAGGATCAGTTAAACCAAAACCAATGATGAAGAAAAAAAGAAAAAAGAAAAGTAAAATGTATTTTGGTACTCCTGTACAGGAAGCTATAATACGCTATAATAACTCGTCTAACCCTGTAATAAAAAATAGAATTTATAGAGAACATATTGCCGCTGCGTTTGATAAAATGGCTGAGAACTTAATTCATACTTTTAAGTTTTATTACTTTGATTATCCTCTTGAAGAAGTGAAACATGAAGTTGTTTCGTTTATGGTAATGCAAATGCCTAAATACAAAGCTGATAAAGGTAGAGCGTTTTCTTATTTTTCTGTAGTTGGAAAGAACTGGTTAATACTAAATAATAATAACAATTACAAGAAAATGAAAATACATGATAACTTAGATATATTAGATTGGAAAAGAAATTTAGTTTCTGAAAATACCATTAATGAAGTTGATGAATTTAATGTAGAATTTGTAAATCAGATGTTAGATTATTGGGATAATAATATTACTAATATTTTTCGTAGACAAAAAGATATTTTAGTTGCAGATGCTGTGTTAGAATTATTTAGACGTAGAAAGAATATAGAGAATTTTAATAAGAAAGCTTTATATATTATGATTCGTGAAATGACAGGTTCTAATACTCAACATATAACTAGAGTTATAAATCAAATGAAAAATTATTATTATAGTATGATGAGTGAATTCTCAGTTACTGGAATAATAGATACTTCTAATACGGGTAGTATATTTTAATGGTCTAGGGCCGGGGCTGTAGCTCAGTTGGGAGAGCACCACACTTGCACTGTGGGGGTCGCAGGTTCGATTCCTGTCAGCTCCACAATAAAAAAGGGGAACTTTTCAGTTCCCCTTTTACGTGCTTAATAGTGTAGGACTATTAAACTATTTCGTACCTACTTACGAAATAAACCCACCAACACCAACAATGCGACGAGTCCAGCGAAACCAGATTCGCCGAAACTGTTTATGATGGATGTCAGGTTACCTATAACGTTGACACCAAAAATACCACTTCCAAAGATTACTTCAGAAACAGCACCTATAGCTACAAAAGACATCATTAGATGAGCTAAGTCATCAATGTATCCTTTGACCAGTGTTATGATTTCCTTCATGGTTATCTCCCGTTAGTTAGAAACAAAAGGGTAATTAGTAATAGCTAAAAACCCTCAATAATAACTATATGGTGAATAAATAATAAATTTTGATATATATTTATATATTAGAGTTTTTAGGTTATATAATATTTATATATGAAGAAATATATCAAGGTTAAAATATGAGTATAGATTACGAAATTTTTGAAGGTAAATCACTATCATCCCTTTTTAAAGATATTTATGATAACACAACATATAATAGAAAACAACTTGATGTTTTAACAAGGGAACTTGTTAAATTCATTAAAGATGGTGATACCGCTGTTCAAATGGTTCCAATGATAAAAGAATATTTAGAAATTAACGTTAAGAATGATGACCAACTTGTAAAGATGGCTGGTATCGTACAAAGACTTATTTCTGCTGAAGGTAAAGCTGGTTCTGAAGACGAATACGGTTTATCAGAAGAAGAAAAAACACAACTACTTTCTGGTATAGAAACTACTATAAAAGATATACAAATAGAATCAGATAAGATACACGAAAAGATAGAAACATCAAAAAAGGCAAATTAAATGGCTTTTAGAGTTAAACGAACTGTAGATACAACCACATCTATTCCTACAGGAATACCATCTTTTTCTAGAATAAGTCAAATGGTAAAAAAATTAATAAATGCTTCTCAGTACGATTATCATGAATCAGAAACGTTTGAAGTTAAAGAAGTAAATTTAAACGCATCATATAAAGGTTATGGAACAGTAACAGGTACATTTATAAACAATCCTAATCAAGAAATACTCGGTGGAGTGGTTTTC